TTAAAGATATGTAAGCTTGATATTGGTTGTATCCATTTATTATACTAGAATCGTTAATCGTTTGAGAACTAAGCTTAATTTCAGTTCTAGAAGGAGAGATCTCTTTTATCCAATATTTTAATATATTAGACGAGTTAAATAAATTTTTATTAAAATTATATTGAACATTAAAAGTTCCCCTATCGTATCCTCTGGATTTTGCATTTTCTAAAGGATCTATGACTATACGATTGAACTTGTTGTTTACAGGATCTATAATCTCGTAAGGTTTGTAATCAGAGAAATCGTATACAGAATCTAGCAAATTACCATTAACATCATATACGAAAAATTCTATTCTATCTACGGTGTCTCCAAATGAAGCGTTTATGTAGTTAGACTGAATTAAGATCTCGTCTTTCGGAGAATAATTTTGAAAGCTTTTCCCCTGTCCAGAGTATATGACATTAACTAATTCCACGTTATAATAGGTTGTTTATGCTTGTGAATGTTTGATTCAAATCCAAAATCTGTTGCCTCAAAGAGTTAATCTCCTCTATCAAAGCCTGTTTCTCTATATCTATGACAGAGCCACCGATGTATTGTTGACTCTGTTGCACCAGATATGTGTGAGAGTTAACAGATCCTTCTACAGGGATATCGTAGAAAAGCTGCTCATAATATTCAAAAAATTGACTCACAGTTATTCCCTCTTCTACAGGAGTTCCCGTAGGTGTAACGAACTCAGTAAACGCAGGATCTATGGCGTTTTCGTAAGTGTTAGTGTTGTAGATTTTTTTTATTAACGTTACTTCGTTAGACATCACTTAACTATTTTGAATATACAATCATTGTCTATATCTATGGTCTCTCCTGTAGAAAGCGTTGTTTTTACCAACAGCTTGTAATACCTTTCAACTTCTAAACCCTTCATGTATATGTTTACGAAGCTTCCGTTTTGATCGTAACTTACCTTTGTGTAGTTATCATCAAAATCTATGACCATATCTGCGGTCTTTAAATCCTGTATAGCCCAATAAGTTGTTTGAGGAAGTCGCTTATTCACAGTATAAATAGAAGAAGTAGTAAATGCTCTTGCTGGATACTTGTCTCTAGCATTTATTCTAAATCTAACTAAATTTGTTTGAGTTTTGTACTCGCCTTGATTATTTGCTATAGTGACTACGAAATTAGAATCTGATACTTCGTTTAGACTTCCTGTGTAAGAGCTATCGTCCCACTTCATTTCCAAAGTAGGAGGATATATAGTGTGAGTGTCTACGCTAAAGAAACTGAGTCCAATATAACTAACCGAGCTACTTTCTACAGCTATGGGAAACTTGACTATGAATCCATTGTTTGCTGATCCGCTAAACCAAGAATCAACTATTCTTGTAACGTCAGCATTGACATCTTTTGGAGAATTGTAATCGAAAGATTGCGATCCGTAGTAAGATCCCGTCCAAGAACCACCACCAGGAGTCATGAAATAATTATTAGCGGGTGTTGCCCAAGAAGACGCTGTAGTGTAGTAAGAAGAAGTGCTATACCAGCAAACTCCGTTCCTTGTTTCGGGACTGTCTAAAAACTTTCCTGTTCCCATTTCCCAAGATTGAGAAACTTGTCTAATCTCTAAACTATAGCTAGTGTTTAAGTTTTCTGCGTTTGCTAAGTAAAGTTTCAATCCCGTGCTCCAAGATCCGGTACGAAATTTCTTTATTACGTTAAGGTCCTCATCACTGAACTTTATTACCGATCTTCTAATGTCATCGTAAAGAATAGTAGAATCAACTCCAGGCACCAAAGAATTGGTTGAGTTCTCGTCGTTTTTTACGGCCACTTCAAGTATCTCGTCAAGTCCTGTGTTTTGAGCAGGGTACTTAGAATATAACGTTGCGTCTGCTGAGGGAAATATTTTGTATACTGCCATTTTTTTCTTATTACATTGTTACTACGCGACCTTGAATGTCTGTTTGTGGATACTTAACCTCAAAAATACAAGGATCTAAAGAAGGATATATAACGTTGTTGAGTGTGGCTCCAGCTGTATCGTAAGCATACTCAGAGTATCCATTCTCTACTCCGGTTTTGTTTATGATCTCTACCTTCTTTACTGTCTGAACTCCTGGAACTTGATCTATTAAAGTATAGATATCCGAAAGCTGAATAGGTTCATTTATTTGCCAATTATCAACATTAAAGAAATCTTGAAGCTGTATCAAACACCTGGCTATAACGTCTTGACCTGTGTAATTTGGTCTAACAGTAATATCGAAATTACATCCTATATTAACTACATAAGCAGGTTTTATGTTTACAGAATCTGTCATCATTCTGTATTCAGAAAGATAAGTCTGGAGGTTCTGAACCAAGGCTGTAGAAGGCTGAGCTAATTTACCGTTGTTGTCTAGGCCTAGAACATACAGACTAACTAATAATTGATCTCTTTCTGTAGAAGAATTTTGAACATAATTTCTAAAAGTAGCGTCGTCTTTTGTTACGTAAGCTTTGGCTACCTTACCAAATTTAGAAGGCATACTAAGTGTACGAGCTAAATAATCTTCTTGAGTAACCGCTCTAAGCTGACTTGAAAATTCTGCCAATATGTTTTGTCTCAATTCTTCTACAGTGTCTCCGTCTCCACCTCCTGAAGCGGGATTTGGATTATTGGTTACTACAGTAGAAGCGTCTCCTGCTCCGGCATTTATGGATGTAGGAATAGTTAACTGACCTGAAAGAGCATTGTACTGAGATCCTCCTCCGGCTAGGTAAGTTACAGTTAGCGTAGTGTTTTGAGGAGCTAAACCATATGTCTGTGTTGTGACAAAGTTTGTTGGATCGTAAGCTGTATTAAGCATAGTCAATCCAGTGGTCAATCCCACTCCTACCGTATTTGGATCGGGTATAACTGCAGTATCAGCAACAGAATTTATTCCAGGTCCAAACTCAAGAACCAAAGTATTATCGGTTTTGAATCTTGTAGTAAACCTTCTGGGCACGCTAACTTTTTGTAGCATGTAAGGAACTTGGTTAGCGTATTGATACAAAGAAGGATAGTTAGCTGCTGTGTTTTCTACAGGATTGAGTATATAGTCTTGAGCTAAATAAGGAACTTCGTACCAAACATTGTTACTAGAATCCACTACTTTTAATACAGATATTATGTTAGTGTCTTGAATAGTGATAGTTGAAAACCTTTGAGCGTTTCCAAAAGTAGAGGTAGTAGTTTTTACTTGTCCTGATAGAGCCTGTGTTCTCTTCTTTAAGAGATAGCTTGTTGGATTGCCTGATCCATCTATTGTGTAAACAGAAACATCTGTGGGATCGAATGAAGATGATATGGTAAAATCGACTTTGTTAGGAACATAGAAAGAAACGTTGTTATTCACGTTTGATTTTACTTGCATTCCTGGTTGGATAGTAACCGCAGAAGACCAATCTGGATAAGTATTTGGAGAAGATCCTAGAGCGTTAACTCTCATGTAAACGTCCAAATCAACATTAGCAGCAGAAACAATTTTTGGCCTGTAGCCCATCATGTATGCCATAGTGTACAGATTGTTCTTCTGTTTGGCGTACTGTAAGAAAGTCTCTTGCAATTGATTGTCTAAGTAAAAAGACAAGACATCGCCAATGTAAGAGGCCATCTCAATAAACATGCTTCCAGGAGAGGCTTGACTAAAGTCGTTATATACGGTTGGGTAGTATGACTTAGCATACTCTATCAACTCGTTCTTGAAAGTTGCAAAGTCTTTATTTAGATATTTTATGTCTACATTATTTGGCATCTTAAGAGTTTTGTATCTTTAGTAGTAAAGAGTCAGTTTCTTTTGAATTCTTCACGAAATAACTAAATTGGATGATTATAGAATTTATATCTGGTTTTCCTACGATGTCCAATTGTTGAATTTGAACCGTAGGAAAATTAGCTTCTATTTGAGTCTGTATGGATTGTTTTAATTCATCAGCCGTGGTAGCAGTTATGCTTTCGAATAATCTAGATCTAAGTCCCATGCCAAAATTGGGATTCATTGGACGCTCACCCTTATCTGTTAACATGTAGTTTAAGATATTGTATTTGAGCTGCTCCTTAGTTGTGTATACAGTCGTAAACACATTAGGAGACATAAATGGTAACTTAACCCCAATTCCTGTAGAGGGTTTTAGATCTAGCGGAGATATTTGTCTTAATCCGTATGCCATATATTAAATTCCCATTTTATCCATGAGTGCTGAGTAATCGGGTACTACGTTTATCTGTACAGCATCTATGTTAGAACTCGGTTTAGCTGTGGCCAACATATCACCCACTCCACCTATGGCTGCTTCCTTCGGTTGGAATGCCATGGCTGGATGCATTCCGGGTCCCACGTCTTGAGTTCCGAAACTGAAAGAAGTGTCTTCGTTGATCATGTCCCTGGCTGTCTCGTTGAGCAAGTTCGCCAAAGGATTGCTTGACTTTTTGAACTTAACATCTTCAAACCTAACCATAGGGGAAGAGTTTAGTGTCAAAGGAGGCTGATCGTTTTTCTTTACCTGTTGTTTAACAGGCTGTGCAGATTCGCTAAGAAGTTTTGGAAGCTCTTCCCTCAATACCTTGGTAAGCTCCTCTCTTATGATTTTTCTAAGAATCTCGTTTGCACTTTTCTTTTCCATATGTTATAAATATTATTTTTAGCTATTTTTAAGCTTAGCGATTTCGCTGTCTAAGTCTTTTATTTTCTTGATGAACATAGCTTTTCGCCCTGGATCAGGTGTTGCTATCATTGCCGTGATATATTCTTTTTTCTGGGATTCTAACTCTTCTATCTTTAACTTATTGTTCTCACTTTCTGCTCTTTGTATAGTGGCATTGGCAAATTTTCCGTTAGGATCTGTATTTTTTAGATCTTTAGCTAATGCTACGTTATTTTTTAACATCATCTCTCTCATTCTTGATCTAAGCTTCTTTCCTCCTTGTAATTTGTTTACAAATGCATTAAGTCCAAGACCTTCATTCTCGTTCTCGTTTTCTCCAGAATCTAGACCGTTATCAAAGTTATTGGTGTCAAGATCTTCCAATGATATATCGTTATCGAAAAGGAATGAAAGAGATTCTGATAACGTATTTAATTCTTCAAAGCTTAAAGAAGCAATATCTGATTTTACGAATCCTTGAGAGGATAATTGAACTTTTACTTCATTTATTATTATTTGATTATCTGAAGCAAATGTCGGAGTAGACTTAGCTACTATAATTCCATTTTTAGCTAGAGCTATTCCGTAACGTCTTCTCAACCTAAATGATTCGTCCACAACTTCTTCCGTAACTATTTGAATTGTGAAATCTCCAAAAGTCGATGTATCTGTATTCTTTTTATTACCATAGTTTTCAACGAATTTTTGGAAGTATTCAGCGGTATTTTGTAAACTGTCTCTGGTGTCTTGAAGATCTTTTACTATTTGCGGATCTACGTTGTTACAAGCTT